AGTCGCTTCTCCATAGGAATGTCTTCTGCCACTGCAGTCCCCCTGTTAAGTAGTGCCGTTGAGTTTGAACGTGGCTGTAGCCAAGTAGCTGGAGAAGTGCAACCTCCAACGGGAGGCGGATACACCTGGTACGACGAAGTTCTTATCCAGAGAACCGGTATCCACAATCCCCGAAATGGTAACGGCGTCAACCCAAACGCTACCGTCGTGATACTGAAGTTTCGCCCCATTGATGTAGGGGGCGATCCCTCCCCACCCGGCTAGGCTGCCTCCGCCGACAGTAACGTTGTAAACCGTAACCGGTGCGGAGAACGTTTGCTCAATCCATTCGTCCGCACTAGAGCTTGTTCCGGTGCCCGTCGAAACCCCCGGAGATACCGGGTTTGCGTCGTGCATGTTTGAGGACGACGCCGCGGCCAACCCACTGTACACAGAGCTTTGTGACCACGAGGCAGGGACCAGAAGCGGATAGCCTCTGTCGAAGGAGTTCGTCGCGTAGGCGCTCGATTGACCGGAAGCCGAAACGACGAAGACGCGGAGGAACACTTCGAGCAAACCATCTGCCAGTTGATCCGCCTCGGTGTAGGTCCACGTAGGCGCGGTCAAATCTCCGGACGAGCGGACGAGAGAGTCGCTAGAGTTGCGGACTTCAACTCTGTACACCTCCCCCGGAGTTAGAGGGTCCGCCGTGTCCAGCCCTACGCGGCCTCCCGATACAAGCGGGTTGACGCGTTTCCAAGTTACAACGGCATCTCCGTCGAAAATCGCCCCAGGGACATCCGCGCCGTTCACCTGCACTCCGTAAGGCGCGGCGGGGACAACAGCTTTGCCTATAACCGATACGGAGATCTGCGTCGCCGATGCGATCGGCAGTGACCCCTTGCCGTTGTACGGCAGCAGCTTGCCGTAGACCGTGGTCGGGAAGGTCTGGTACGGCGTCGCGTTCTCCACGCCGAAGCCGTACGACAGGAACCACACGGTCGCGCCGGCCGGATGGTTGAGTTTCTGCGTGCCGTAGATCCCGCGGATCACATCGGTCACATCGGTGCCGGTGAAGTTCTTCGCAGCGCACAGTTCCTCGCCTGCGGAACTCACGATCAGGATCACCGAGTCGCCGGCCAACAGTTCCGCCTCGGTGACCGTGGCCGGGATCTCGGAGCGGTGCCGCACGTCGGTCACCGAGAAGCCCGTCGGATCTCGGTCGGCGGTCGTGTTCGGGAAGGCCGTCGTGGTCAGCGCGCTCGGCGTGAAGTCGACGTTGTCCGACCTGAAGGCCAGGTTGGGGTCGCCGGAAGCCAGGCCGGAGTAGATCTTATAGCCGAGATCCACACCCGACGCGCGGCTGCCAAGCGTGGCCACGTATGCGCCCGTGGTGACGCCGGTGAACTGCACGGGAAGCTCGAACAGTTTTTGCCTGGCCAGCACGACCGGGGCGCCCACGGGGTCGACCCATCCGCTCGGCGGCATCTCAGTGAAGGCGGACTCTCCCACGGCGAAAATGTCCTCCACGGAATTGACCGTGACGCCTGGCTCGTTGAGCGTACCGTAGGCCACGCGCGAGGCGCGGAACACGACGCCGTTGATGCCGAGTTCCGGCCACACCACCTTGAACACAGACGCTTGCTTCAACCTCCATCCGGCACGCCGCACCAGCTTGCCTTCGAGCGTCGCCAAGGGGTAGCTCTTCACACGCAGCGCGCGAGCCACGGCCAGGTTGCACGCGGCCTCGGTGCAGAACCCGGTGAAGTCCATGTCTTCGGCGTCGATGATGCCACCGCGCGCCTGCACGTTCGCCAGGTTGACTTGCGCCACCGGCGAGACGTTGTAGTCGTTCTCGCGGTTCGTCCACCCCGCGGTGATCCGGTTCTTCGTCTCGCTCCACGACGGGCGGGAGAACTTGATCGGGCCACTGAAGTCATCCTTGGTGAAGACCGGGATCGTGTCGATGTCGTAGTCATCGCGCGCCAGCTTGACGGTGATCAGGCCGGTCTCGGGGTCGGAGAACATCACGCCGTCGATGTGGCGCAGGATCTCGGCCACGATGTCGCGCGCGCTGCTGGCTCCGTTGTAGATCATCGACATGCCGAAACCTTCGGTGTAGACGGTCTCAGCCGCAGCAAGGAACGACGCCGTGTCGATGTCGGATACCAACACGCATGCACCCCACACGCGGTCGGTCAGGATCTCGTAGATCAGGCAGAGCGGATTGCAGTCATCGCCGATGATGTGGTGGCCGCTCGGCACGCCCAGGCCGTTCGGGTACGAGGACACCTCGAAACCGATGGGCTTGATGTAGTGCGACGTGCCGAGGTACACGTGCTCCAACATCGCGTAGCACAGGCGACGGTACGCGGGCGCGGTCTCGCCGATCTGGCCTTCCCAATACGCGTTGGCCGTCTGCGTGGTCGTGCCGGAGTAGAAGCGCACGGTGCCGGCGACGCCGCCTTCGCTCTCATCGCCGCCGAAGAAGTCGTTGTCATCGAACTCGATCCGGGTGACGCCGTTCGGCTCTGCGGTCTTCGTGTTGCTCGGCTCGTCGTCGCCGAAGAACACCTTGTGCAGCGTGATGCCTTCCGCGCGCCCGTGGCACAACACCATCTGCATGCCGATCAGGTACTTGTTGTTGATCACCTGAGTGGCGGACGAGAACCAACCGGTCTTCACCTTGCGCTTGATGGCGGTGATTTCCAGGTCGCCCCACCAGGTGACGTTGGCACCGGTGATCTTCACCTTGCCGGCGATGAGCGGGATCTTCCGCCCTTCCTCTGCAGTCGGGATGTCGAAGTCGTCGAGCGCCGCCGCCTTGGCGTTGGGCGGGGTCTGCTTCGGGCGCAGCAGTTCGCCAACAACGGCGAAGGCGATCGCGATGACGAAGGATGCGATGAACCCCATTAGAAGAGCCCCCACGAGCCGTTCCAACCGGCTGGATTGATGGCCTTGCGCCAGTTGGTCTTGCTGCTCGACTGTCCGGTGGTCGCGCCGGTGCCGTACACGTTGTCGGTGAACGGGTTCTTATCGCCCACCCACATGAAGCCCATGTAGTTGACCAAGTTGTTGAACTTGTCCTCGCACGTGACCTTCTTCAAATCACAGCCGGCGTAGACGGTGAGTGTGTCGCTGCCAGGAGTGAAGTCCACGAACGGCGTGATGAGCCGCACCTGGGTGCCTGTATGCCCTACGATGAAGCGACGTTCGCCCTTGGAAGTCTCTGCGTAGCCCGCCTTGAACCAATCGTCGGTGTACGCGGAGAACTCGACCGATGTCAGGTTGACGCCCTCCTGCAGCACGCCGGTCGGCATCACGCTGTAGCTCGCCTTCGACACGCCGCAACCCACGCTATACAACGCGTGGTTGCACGCCTTCTGGTACGACATCCACGGCACCATGCGGTCCATCTCGTGCGTGAGCATGTGGACGCTGAAGGTGCAGGAGTGATCGGCCTCGTCGAACGAAGACGAGACGACCTCACCGATCAGTTCGGTGCGGTACTCGTTGTCGGGATCTTCGACGTGATGGCGGAAGACGCGCAGCCGCATCGGCTCGGTCGGCTGGTAGGCGATGAACTCACTGGTGACATCGGCCTCCGAGGTAACCCGCACTTCTATGATCTGCGCATCCTCGGCGAGAGACTGCGTCATCTCGGCCATCTCGATGGCCATCGGTGCGTAGTCCACGCCGAGGCGGGTGACGCCTTCTGTGCCGGCAACGTACGCCCAGCGGCGCACCCCCATCTCGAACAGGAACAGCCGTTCGGGGGTCGCGTTGAAGAAGCTGTCCTCGAAGTCGTTGAACGCCACGCTTATGCCTCCGGTGCGGGAACTTCAAGGGCGGTAAAGGCGACGGACACCTCGCACACGGTGTTGGTCAGCCAGGCGAATGTTACTTCATCCGACGACAGGCGGTAGAACCCGAGGAAAGAGAACCGCTTGACGCCGGCCGGTGTGACGGCGAAAGGAGGCGCGTCCGCGGTCTGCAGACGGATCAGCCCGTCGCCGATGTCCGTGTAGGACTCGATACGGCTGGCGAAGTACGTGCCATCGCGCATCTGAAGCAATACGTGCTGCCTCAGCGGGTGGTCTGCACCAAGGAGGATATGTGCTGCGTTCTTCTTGACGTTGAACAGGTTCACACCCAAGGATACAGGTGCCACCAACGTGAAGTCGTCCATGTGGGTCGGTGCCCACACCGGAATCTGCATGCCGCGGCGGCGGTAGAAGAAGCCCAGCAGGGCGTCGGCGTCGTCGCGGTTGCGGCATTGGAACTCCGCGGTCTTGGTGTTGACCGGGTACGGGCCGCGCCGGTTGACGACGAAGAAAGCCGGGTCCACGTCGAACCTCGATTCGTTGTTGGCCTGGCTGTTCTGCATCGGCGTGCGCCAATTGATCTTGCGCAGATATAGCTCGTAGCCCTCGTAGGTGTGCTCGGCCGGCAGATCCACGAAGCGCGTGCTCGTCTGCCGCGGGCTCACGTCCACGTTGACCGGCATGTCGATGAACGTCGTGCCCACGCGCGGGGTGTTGGTGCTGGACGCCATCGCGCAGATCGAGGTGGCGAACACCTTGGCCTTCACCGACCACGCGGACACCAGAGGCTTGACGATCGTGATCGCCGTCGAGGTGAACGACAGCACTTCCGCCACCTCGTAGTTCAGAGGGTCGAGCCAGATAACCACCTGGCCGCCTTCCGCGAGCGTGGCGTGGCCGGTGGCGTCAACCGGAATCACGGTGGCGCCGGCAGACACGGGCGAGGTCATGTGCATCGCACGATGCCACTCCGGCACCGCGAGCATGCGCGACGCCCACCCTATCAGCAGGTTGTCGAGCGCCTGCGCGTTCTCGTTGCGCTGCCGCGTCACGTACTGGTAGCGAAGCCGCGGCCACCGGCGCAGTGAGGCGCGCGACTCGCGTCCGGCGTAGCCCGTCTCCACGGTCGTCTTCCACATGAACGTCTCGTTGAACCGCGACTGCTTCCAACTCGGGTGGAAGGGAAGCAGCACCGCGGCCGAGCCAGTCACCAATACCGACGGGTCGTAGCCCGAGTCGAAGTCGAACGTGATGGTGACGGAGAAGGTCGACGGGGCGTCGGTAGTGACGGTCAGGTCATAGTTGATCTCCCGCAGCGCGCGGAACTCGAAAGGCAACGCGGGCACGTTCAACGACAGCCCCTCGTCCGACGGCTCGAACACCACGGCGTTGAGCGTGCGCGAGTCGAGCCACGCGTTCCAGACGTTCACCGTGCGGGTCTGCGGCGGGACCACGGCACCGAATGCGACTTCGGATGGCGTGACGTAGAACCGGTAGTACATATCGTCGAGGTACGTGTTTCGCTTATCGCCACTACGGGCTCGGGCGTTCGACTTGGCCGGACGCGCGCGCACGCGCCAGCGCGGCGACGCCGGGGCCACCGGCACCGGGTGCGCGTTGCTGTAGTCGATCGCGTAGTCTTCGAGGGCGTTGGACAGGCGCGCGTTCTCCGTGCCTATCACAGCGCGCGACACCTCGAAGCCTTGACGTATGGGCATGTCTAATCCTTACGCGTCGTAACGCACGGCGATGCCGTGACACCCGCTGCTGTTGTTCCCGCTGGCCGTGCTCGGGCTCGCCGTGCTCTTGGCGTAGCACGGATACACCCGCCACAAGTCCGGCGACTTGTCGATCACGTCGAGGGCTTCGAGGTAGTCGATGCGGATGAAGCGGAAGTGACGCAGGTCCCCCACCAGAGACGTGAAGTCGGAAGGCCGGCGCTTCATCAACTGGCACTGCACCAGGATCGACTCGTTGTTCCATGCGTTCGGCTGCTTCTGGTACACGTCATACACAGTCGGGTACGCGGCGATGCCGCCGTTCGAGCCCGGCTGCAGTTGCGATGTGAACCCCTGCCCCGTCGCCGACCACGCCGCGGCGCCTGTGCTGCCGTGCAAGCTGTGAAAGGCGTAGTTCATCAGCCCGACGCCCGCGTTGTCGGTCGTGTTGCCGTTGTTGTTTTCGATCCAGAAAGGCTGCGGGATGACGTAGCCCTCCTGAAACGCACCAACGCCGATCTTGTCCGCCTTATAGGCGGTAGAGTTGGCGCTTCGGTAGATGTGGTTGCCATTGCTGTAGGCCAGCATCCCGAGCGTGGCGAAGAACCAGTTGCCGGTCCCAGGGTTGCCGGGTGCGGGAGACTTGCCGAATGCGACGTGCTGGAAGTAGGTGCCGTTGTACTGCACCGCGGCCCACACTTCGTCCGGAGTGTCGTTGACGTGGATGTGGTACGTGACCGGGAAAGACCAGTCTACGTACGCGAGGTCCGAAGAGTTCGAGCCGCTGATAAGCGGGCCGACGCTCGCGGATATGCCGGCGGCGTCGGTGAGGTTGTTGCTTCCGTCGATCCCGTTGCCGGCGGTGACAGACAGGTACTCCCTCGTGCCGACCGACGGCCTCGTGGTTGGCGTAGCGCCGGTCTCGACCTGCAGCCGCGCGTAGCAGCCATCCTTGTGCAGCACGCTACCCGACAACGTCCAGCCGTTCGACGTGCACGCCGAGCGCAGAGCGGTGAGTAGATCCGACATCGAGTTTGCGGTCCCGGTGATGAGTGGCATGTCAGTCGAGCCTCATGGCGTAGTAGTCGTTGAAGCTCGTGCGAGCTACATCTTGGAAACACACGTAAGCGACGCCGCCGGCCGTCTCGATCGCGTCGACGCGTTGCTGCATCGTCCAGGCCGGGTTGTCCACCACGGGGGTGCCGCCGATCTGGATCACGCTCTCCACGGTGTTGTTGAAGTTGCTCACGTAGAAGATGCCGTCGAGTTCGCCGAACACGTTGTTGGTCGGGCTCGACTCCTGCAGGATGACCGGCATGACCGGGTAGCGGTCGACGGTGTCGCGCAAAAACCACCCGCCGTTCTGCCCGATGTACTGGTTCGTCCACGGATGTGCGAGCGGCTGTTTGTACGAGCCGTCCAACCACCGCATCGCCATGTTCACTCGGTTGCCCTTGTACGGCATGGAATGCGCGGTCTCGCTATAGCGCGTGGCCGCGGCGCCGTTGAGCATGCCGGCGACCACCAGCGGATACGGGAACTGCGACGGCCGCGCATACGGCAGCATCTTGCCGACATAGCATGACTCGTACACCGGCGTGCCGACTTTCAGGTTCAACGCAATGCGTTGCGGGTTGCAGACCATCACGTAGTCGATGTTCTGGTTGTGCGCCGGCACGCCGCTCTCCCGAAAGCCAGGCTGAGAGGCCCACGCGTTTCCGGAGACGTAGCCAGTGAACCCAGCCGCGGCGATGTTGTAGTAGTCCGACGACACGTTGTCGTACGTGCGAAAGCCGACGTAGATCTCTTCCACGCCGCTCAAACCTTCGCCCCGCAGGATCAACTCGTGGCTGACCGGGTTCGCCGTGCTGTACCGCATCGTCGTCCAGCCATTCGCCTCCGCGAGCGCCTGGATCTTCAACAGCAGTTGCTTGTGCGCGGAGCCCAAGCTCTCACCGTCGTTCGCATTGCCGATTTCGTATGCCATTACCTGTTCACCCCCAAGATGGTCCGCAGTTCGTTCGCACTTCCCTTCAGGATCGACATGATCGCCTTTCGTCCTGCGGGCCGCGAAAGGCCGGCGGCCACCACGGATTCGCTGTCGATGGATTGGATGAGGTCGATGTTGACCGTGGGCTCGCCGCCAACCAGGCCGCCGTTGAGCGCGTTGCGCGGGTCGTTCTCGTTCAGCACTTCCTCTCCCTGCTTCAAGATAGCCGGGACCTCGCCCTGCCGCAAACCGGGCAGTCCGGGGAAGCCGCCATCGTGGAAATACTGCGCCCCCGCGAACACCGCCGGGTTGACCAGGCGCCGCGGGTTGGCCCCGATGCGCGAGTTGCCGGTCACCACGCCGCCGGTGTGGCCGGACCCGAACAGCGCATTGCCGACTGCCTGGCCGTACCCTCCGGACGTGCCGTTGATCGCGTTCTGGATCGCCTGCAGGATCAACGCCTGGATGATCATCTGCGCGATCTGCTGCAGGAAGTCTGCGGCGAACGTGCGGAACGAATCCATCGCTCCCTTGAACGCGTCGCCCAACGAGTTGGCGCCTTGCAGGAAGCCGGCGATGCCCTTGCCGAGTTCGACGAACGAGTTGGCCACGCCACCGGCGATCTCTTCGCCGAACTTGCGGAAGAACTTCTGCGTGTTGGTCAGCTTCGCCGCTTCGGCGTTGGCCTGCTGCAGTCCGAGAATCAACTGCGGCACGCCGAGGCGCGTGTACAGGTTGCTCGACGGGTCGATGCTCTGCAGCAGCGTGATCAGGTCCGTCGTGAGCGTGCGGATCTTGCCGTTGTATTCCTCCTGCGCCTGGTTGGCCAGGGTGTAGGACTCCAACACGCCGATCATCCCCATCTCGCGCTGGGTGTTGATCAACTGGATCTTGGCATTGCGCTCGTCGATCAGCCGGTTGATCTCGGCTTCCTTCATCAAGATCGAATCGACCTGCAGATCTTCGTTCGCGCGCTCGTCCCGCACCTGGCGGGTACGCTCGGCCAACCCCTCCAACTGCGTCAACTGCGCCGACACGTCGATCACCGGCAGGCCGCGCTTCTTCGCGTCCTCGGCGGCCGCGGCGAACGCGGCCTTCAGGCCCTCGATCTTTTCGAGTTGGTCTTCGTACTCGAACTGGTTGCGCTGAAGCTGGATCTTGTGGTTCTTCTCCAACTGCGCCTGCGTGCGAGCCTGCGAGTCGATGCCGGCCTTGGCGATGTCGTCCTGCGAGTCGATGATCGCGCGCTGGATCTGCCGCTGCACGGCTTCCATGCGGCGCTGCAGATCCTCCGGCGAAGCACCCTTCTCCTTCGGGTCGGCGGTCTTCGGCGGCTTGTACGTCGGCTGCTCGGCGTTGGCGCGCTCGTCTTCGAGCAACGCCTGCTGCACGAGACGCGGCTGCACCGACTCCTGCTCGTCGCGTATCTGCTGTTCAAGGTTGAGGATGCGACCGGTGATCTGCTCGCGCTCCTTGGCGAACTGCACGGCGCCCGGACTGCCAGCGATGAAGTCCTCGCCGATCTCGTCCATCTCCTTCAGGCGGGCCCGCATCGCCTCGATCGACTTCTGCGCCTCCTTGACGTTGGCGACCGATTCCTCGAACGTCGCAGCCTTCGGGATGCCCTGCCGGGTGCCCAGCTTGTGCAGAGCGTCGGTGTAGTCCTTCGTGCGCTGCGTGGCCTCGTCGAGTTGCTTCAGGTGCGCGGTGAATATCACGGTCAGCGCAGCGATCGCGATACCGACAGGCCCGAAGGCGATCGCCAACGCGCGCGTCTGCACCGACAGGGCAGCCGTCGCGCCCGCGGCGCCGATGTACGCAGTGCGCGCCGCTACGATCGCCACGGTGGCGGCCTTGACGTTCTTCGCCAGGGTGATGAAGCCGAGCGCAACGTCGGTCACCGCCTTGGCCGCCATCACGGCGAACAGGGCCTTCAGCGCCTTCATGACGGTGTCGGCGTTTTTGGCCAGGAATACGAACACGTCGACCAGCGCGGAGAACCCGTCCACCAGTGCGCGTGCGAACGCCTCGCCGTCCTTACCTCGGAAGAAGTCCTCGACCACCTTGAAGGCGGCCTTCAGCTTCGTTTGGCCCTCGCCCGCCAACAGCGTGCGCAGCCAGTCGTTGTACGCATTGCGCGCGCGGTTGATGTACGCGTCCAGGCGCTCGGAGATCGCACCAAGCTGATCATCGAACTGCGCGGAGTACGCGCGCAGACCCTTGACGACGAAGTCGAGCCCGACCTGGCCCTTCTCCAACATCTTGTCGAGTTCGTCGAGCGCGACGCCGTTGGCCTCGGCGAAGATGGCCACGGCACCGGGCAGACGTTCGGCCAACTGGCCGCGGAGTTCTTCGGCCTGCACGCGGCCCTTCGAGAACATCTGCTCGATCGCGCGGAACGCGCCTGCGGTGTCGTCGACGGAGAGGTTGCGCGCGGCGGCCGCGGTGGAGAGATCTCGGAAAGCCTGCGCGGTCTGCTTGGCCGTGAGCCCGGCTTTCTGACCCGCCACGTCCAGGTTCGTGAATCGCGGCGCCACGTCGTCGAAGACCAGGCCGAGTTCTTCGGTGACCTTGCGCAGCATGTTGTAGTTGCGCAGCGCGACGGCCTGGTCACCGCCGGCACCGACCTCCAGGCCACGCCGCAACGCCTGGTCACGGCTCGTCGCCTCGATCGCCTTGCGGACGGTGTTGATCGCCTCGTAGACGCCGATGTACGCCGACGCCAGGCCGAGCACCTGGCCGCGGAGGCGCTGGTAGGTGCCGAGCGACTTGCGACCCGTGTCGTCGAAGTAGGCGAGCGCGCTGCCGGCGCGGCGCGTGGACTTGGCGTTGCGGTCCATCGCGACGCTGTTCTGGTTGACCTCTTGCGTCTGCCGGCGCGTGGCCTCGGCCGCCAAGATCCGCTGGCCACGCTCGGACTTCAGGAACTCACGTAGGCGCTCCTGGCGCGCGATCGACGCGGCGGCGACGCCGGCCTCCCGCTCCTGGGCTGCGAGACCCTTGGTGAACGCGAACGTGGCGTTCTCGCGCGCCACGCGCAGACGGTCGTAGTCGGCAACCGCCTCGCGGACGCGCGCGCTGGCCGCGGCCTGTGCGCGGGCTTCCTGTTCCTGCTGGACTTGCAGCCGCCGGCTGGCTTCAGCCTGAGCCTCTGCTGCATCACGGGCCGCGAGGCCATTGGTGAACGCGAACGTGGCGTTCTCGCGCGCCACGCGCAACCGGTCGTAGTCGGCCACCGCCTCGCGGATACGCGCGCTGACCGTGGCCTGCGTGCGCGCCTCCTGTTCCTGCTGGGCCTGCAGCCGGCGCCCAGCTTCGGCCTGAGCCTCTGCTGCAGCACGGGCCGCGGAGCGCGCCTCGATGTCCGCTCGTAGCTGCGCCAGTTCCCCGGCGCGCGAGACGGCCTCACGCGTCGCTGACGTTAGTCGAGCGCGCTCCGCGGCCTCTTGCCGCAGCCTGGCCGCCGCTTCTTCGCTGACGCGATTGGCGCGCAACTGCGCAGCCGTGCGTCGCTCGATCGCTGCGGTGGCCTCATCCTGCGCAGCGTTGTTGCGGGCGAGCACGGCGTCGATCTCGCGCAGCGTTGCCGCCGCGTCGTCGATCGACAATCCCATAGCCCGCGCCTGCTGCGCAGTGCTCTGGTAGGAGCTAACCAGCGACTCCAACTCCTTCTGCGCTTTCGCGATCGCAGGAGTGATGTTGCCGAACTTCTCCTTACCGAGAAAAGTTCCCTGATCGAACGAACGCGCCTGGCGGGTGAGATCCGCCAAGCGCGCCGAGGCAGCCGCGATCTCTTCGCGGCCGCCCACCAGACGTTCGACAAGGGTGCGACGGTTCTGAAGCTGCCGGCCGGCTTCCGCCAACAGGCGCGCTTGCGCGGCCAGTGTGGTGGTCGCGGTCGCTGCCTGGTCCGCAGTGCGGGCCTGTCGTTTCTGAGCCTCGGAGATCTGGTCGATCTCCGCGCTCAGGCCCTTCAGGTCTTTGCTCGCCAGGTTCTTCGCACGAATGCGAAGTTCAGCATCGACTGTCTTACTGCCCGCCATCTAGCTTCTCCATTGCGTCGTTGAGTGCCTTCACCGCTTTCTTGCCGTTCCGGGCCGCACTAACGGAAAGGACATTCAGAGTTGCGTACAGCCGGGCGTTGGTGTTGAAGCGTTTAGCTACCCGGTTTGCTTCGTACCGCAGATACCACAATGGCCAGCCTGTTGCGTCTCCGTGACCGCTGCCGACGAGCAGCGACACGGTATCGAACACGTTGTCTAACCAGCGTCCGAAGACGGCACGCTTGCGGGGGTCGAGGTTTGCTCGGCGCTGGTTAGTGCCCGCACGCTTGCCACCAGCGCCTTGACGTTTCCCACGAACAACCGGAATCCCTCCGGCGTGTTGAACGTGGATACTGCAACGAGCTTCAGCGCCTCGATCTGCAGCGGCGCCGGCCAGGACCGGACCAGTTCGACAGCTTCGGCGATCGAAATTCCGTCGCCGTCTTCGAGCGTGGCCACGGCGATGATCGTGTGGATCACGTCGGGCATGTGCCGCGCGATCCCGGCGATGACGCCGGGCGCGCGGTCCATGATCTGCTCGGACAGCTTGTCGGTGTCCTTCACGTCGAGCGAAGAGCGGTCCAACTCTTCGGCCACGTTGAACAGGCCGTCCATGTTGCTGCCCACCACGGTGAGCAGGAGCGACAGATCCTCGGCGGTGATGCCGCGGATCGTCGCAACCTGCTCGTTGTTGGAGAGCAGCGCCCTACGGTGTTGCTTGAATGTCTTGCTCAGTGCCATGTTCGTTCTCCCTTCTGCTTAGACGTAGACGCCCGGACGACCGTTGGTGTACACCGACTCGGTCGTGTCGTTGAGCTTCAACGCCTCGAAACGGAACGGGATGTTCGTCCAGTCGTCACCCTTCAGTGCCATGTCGCCGTCCGGTGCAAGCTGCACGTACGGGAACAGGTAGTCCATCTGCGCGCCCTTCGGGTTGAAGGACTTGTAGAACAACTGACCCTCCAACTGGCCCTGCGAACCGGACTTGACCTGCCAGAACGAATGCGCGGTCACGTCGTACGTGACGATCACATCCTGGTCTTCGGCCTCGCTCTCGGCATCGGTGATGACGGCGCCGCCGCGCAACAGCGTGAAGCCGCCGGTCTCGGCGTCGAACTGGATGTCGGTGCCGGCGACCAGGGGGATGTTCGTCGGCGTGGCCACCTTCACCGCAGACAGCGTGGCCAGGCCGCGCAGGCCCGTCGGGTTGATGCCGGTCGCGCCGATCTGGTAGCGCACGCCCTTGCGCACACCGGTGAAGGTCTGCGCCTGCGACGTGGCCGACGCCACGGTCACCTTGTTGTACTGACCGGACAGCCACTTCGAGAGGTTCTGCGGGTTGACGTTGTCGGTGATGAACGTGCCGGTGCGGTTGAGTTCCAACTGCACCGAATCGTCCTTCACGCGGATGCCGTGGTCACTGTCGAAGTGATCCAGCATCTCGGTCTCGGAGGTCAGGTTGATCTCGGTCGTGTTGCCGAAATACTCCTGGCCGCGCGACGCGACGCGGGTGCCCGGATTGAACGGGGCGAAGTACAACTCGCCGCGGCCGAGTACGTAATTCTTGTCGGGATACATCGTTGACTCCTTAGCTCAGGTTGTATGGATCTTGCTTGTCCTCGACGAAGCCGAGAACCACTCGGCACCAGAAGAGGGCCTTGTCCGTCACGTTCTCCATCGCAGGCCGAACCACGCCAGTTTCGACCTTGATGTCTGCTACCAAACCTCCCATGCGGTAATCCGGCGACGCCGGAGCAAAGGTTACAGGGTCCATGCCCTTAGAGAGCTTGGCGATTGCTTTCTGCACATCTGCCATCAGCAGATACGCAGCATCGGTGGGGAAGTCTTTGTCATCCTCCACCCAACCTTGGACGAGCAGCACCCACTCGTCTTTGTCCACGCCGTGCGCAGCGGACGACACGCCGGCACGACGCGGGTAACGCTCGGGGTCCAGATCTTCGAGAATCGAAACCTGCGGCAACGGGTCGGTGCGATCGCGGAACATCACGCCGCGCACGACGCTGCGCGGGTGAGCCGACAAGTCGAACTGATAGCCGTTGAGCGGCGTGATCTCGCGCGCCAGGTATTCCGTCAACCAGCGCATCGTCGCCAGGCGCTTGGACTCGATCATCGTGCAAACCTCTCGTAGTGGCGGGCGAAGTTGTCCTGCAGTTCGGAGCCAACGTCGCCGAGGATCTTCTGCATCTGGCTGCGTGCTGCCTGGCCCACGGACGGGCCGTACAGCAGGAAGGTGTTCTTCCCGAACGGGACCGCGCTGGCCATCTTGTTGCGCACCTGTTCGCCAGGCGACACGCGGATGGCCAGGCCCTCGTTGAAGTTGTCCGTCTGCGCCGCCTTGCCGGCGCGCAGCTTGACGTAGAAGCCGCGCTTCAACGCGCGGTTGCCGCCGGTGGCGCGCACCTTCACGCGAGGCGCGACACGCGGCCGCCCGAAGCGCGAAGGCCCCGTCTTGAAGCGGGCCAGGCTCGTGGGGCGGTCGCGGCCGAGCAGGATGCCTTCCAGGTCCCCCGGCTTGGCCTTCTTCGTCACGCCCAGGCGCTTGCCGCCGGACGTGTCACCGTTGAGGTAGGACAGCTTGAAGTTCAGTTCGCCGCGGATGCGCTTGGCGACTTGACGGCGGGCGTACAGCGTCGTGTCGTTGATGCCGAAAGCCGCGGCGCGCTCTGCGCGCTCCGGGGTCTCTCGCACCAACAGCTTGAACGCTGCAAGTCCTTTCTCGATGTCAAGGGTTGCCGACATTGCCGGAATACTCGGTGAGTTTGTGCGCGACGAAACGATCCCCCGGCCGCGACAACGACGTGTCCACCTTGAACACGCGTCCTCGACCGTAATCGACAATGTCGCCCTTCTTGACCGGCCACTCGGCCGTATCAAAAACGCCCACATTGTCGGTTTCGATCATCATGCCGTAGCCCTCGCGATCGAGATCGCCGAACGGGCGCTGCCCTGCCAGGTGCAGTCGCGCCGAGATGTTCGTCGGGTCGGTCATGGGGTTACGGCGGATGACCGCCGGAATGGCGAACTCACGATGCACGTCGAGACGTGCTGCGTCGCGAAATTCTTCGATGCTCATTCCGGCGGTCTCCTAAGTACCAGGCGGGCCGATTACTCGGCCGGCTTCTCTTCGGCCTTGGCCTTCGGCTTGACCGCGGCGCCCGCCTTCAGCAGTTGCTCGGCGGTCTTGG